GGAGTAGTTTTTATAGTGCTACTAAAGCAGAGTTTCAGAAGCTCTGGACCGAATTTGGATATAATAAAAAGTCCTATCTATTCCGACTGAGAATGCCCTTTGGTCCAGACAACCTAGACAAGAATCTCCTCATGAAGCTGTACAAGTATGATCGTCTGGTTGATTTTGAAAACAGCATGACCAATCTAGAGGATCTGGCCGAGGCCGTGTGCTATTTTGTAGAGAATGAACCAGTTCCAGGCATCTATAATGCAGTCAATCCCGGTGGTATCAAAACTCATCAGGTGGCTCAGATGTTGGGCATAGTTAAACCATATTACACCCAAGACGAGTGGAGTAAAGCTGGATTAACTCCTAGATCAAATTGTGTATTAAATACAGACAAGATGCAGGCAGTATTTAAATTCAGACCTATTACAGAAAGTCTCATAGATGCTATTGACAAAATACGGCAGATTCCTATATAATGCGTAATATTAGAATCATCAAGACTGGTATCAATGTTGATAAAATTAAACGCCAGTTAGCTCAGTATGATTCGGATTGGAATAGTCAGCAAAACGAACCTGGTACTGACCAACAGGATCCACACAAGTTTAAAAGCACCGTGGATGTCCTGCAACTGGTCATGGGTGGCATAGAGACTGAAGGCCAGTATGTTGGTGATACCGAACTCTGCTATCAGTTACCAGCTCTAAAGCATCATACCGAAATGGTGGCCTTTTTAAAGCGACATTTTCATGCAGTACGACGCTGCGCATTTTTTAGAATACCAGTTGGCCATCGAGTAGGTCGACATACAGACTTTGGCAGCTACTATTTAGACAAAGATCGATATCACCTAAGCATCAGCGGTAGATATCAGTATACTGTATATGATGCCGATGGCACTGCTGAACAGGTCATCATAGAACCCGGCACCCTGTTCTGGTTTAATAATAAGCTGGATCATGAAAGCGAAAACATTGCCGATGAGCCCAGAGTTGCATTTATATTTGATGTGCCCCAGGATGCTAGAAATCCTTAGACATATAAATATAATTACACAAGAGGGATAGACTCTTTAAACCTATCATTTTACACACAACACACAGGAGTAGTAAATTATGTCAAACATGACACCGTTCGAGATTCGCCTTGAACTTCTAAAAATGGCGAAAGACATGCTCACCGAAGATTATTATGGTAAGCGTGAATCCATTGGTCAAGATTGGAACGTCAAAGTTGAAGTTGCAAAACTCAATGGCGGAACCATACCAGATCATCCAGGTTATCCAACCTATCCAAGCGAAAAAGATATCATTACCAAGGCTCAGGAACTCAACGGCTTTGTGTCTAATATCGAAACAAAACCAACTATTTCAACTAAAAAATCTACTGTAACACAAAACGCCGCATAGCGCGGAGCAAGGGGATTCCTCTTGCTCTTAAACTAAAGGAGATATCATGTTAAGATTTATACCAAAACTCATAGTGCCAATCATAGGGCTGTTATTGATTAGTACAGCCATGGCCACCATAATAGATTATAGATTTACTGAATTACGTAACGACAATTATGATTTTGGATTTGCTACTGCAGCAGATCGAGATCGTCAGCTAACCTGTTTGGCTCGCAACATTTATTTTGAAAGTGCAAGCGAACCATTTGAAGGCAAAGTAGGTGTAGCTCAGGTTACACTTAACCGAGCAGCGAGCGGAGAATTCCCCACTGACATCTGTGCAGTTGTTTATCAGAAAAATAAACTGGTCGAAAAGACCGTGTGCCAGTTTAGCTGGTACTGCGAACATCCCAGCACATTAAAAATTCGCAGTCCCCGTCTTTATGCCGAAAGCATGGAGGTTGCTAAAAAGGTTCTACTAGAGAACTTTAGACTGGACAGTTTAAAAGACGCCATGTATTATCATGCCGATTATGTTAATCCACGCTGGCAAAAAGAAAAAATAACTAAAATTGGGCGTCATATCTTTTACAAGGATCGTGCATAATGAAACATCTAGAAGAATATTTGCCTAAATGGCTAAACAACAACAATACCCTTAACTGGGGCAGCATCATCATAGGTCATTTTGTATTCATTCCCAGTTTATTGGCTTTGTTGACTGCATTAACCGATAACACCCCCAGCATTGACATTGTCATACTAGTACAGCTATTATTAATTCTGAGTTTTATTAGAGCCATTGTTAATAAAGATACTGTGGCTTTGGTATTTCATAGCATGGGCTGGTTCGTAAATGCCGGAATAATGTTCTTGATCTTGTTTAAATAATGAGTTTTGGGGTCATTACTCAGTAACGAAATGACTGCTTTTAATAACAAGGAGTAACAACAATGAAATACTTACCAAAATTAGATGTTAACTTAATTGGTAACATCGTGGTAGCATTAATTATTGTTAAAGTGTTAGCAAAACTTATAGGATAAGTTTCAAGGGTTGGTGGATCCCCAAAACCACTAATAATTTTATCATGGAGTTTAAATGGATCCCGTACTAATTCCCACCTGGATAGCTACTATATTAATGGGCTATTCTACAACCATAGCAGATTTTAGATACAATGCCAAGTATACCTTTGTCATAGACAAGGATTCCAGTATAGTTGTCATGAACTCTCAGACCGGACATATGTGGCGCTGCGACTCTAATTTAAAAATTTGTTCAGAACCCATGAAAACTATTGACTCTTTGCAACAAAAACCTTAGAATACAGATATATACTAATGTAGTATGATTTTACCATTAACTGACTGATTGGAGATACCCATAGCATGAAGCTGAATCAACCCCCTAAGAAAAAAGAACTAAGTAAACTGCAGCAGCAATTGTTTGCAAACAATCCTGTTATGGTGAACAAACCCAGCAACAAACCTCCGAAAATTTTTATTGCAACACCCATGTTTGGTGGTAGTGCCAACTACATGTACATGATTAGCTTAATTAACTTGTTAACTGCTCTGGGCCAAAAAGGTATCCACAGCATGTTTGAAATTGCTGCCAACGAAAGCCTAATCACCAAGGCTCGTAATATTTTAGTCGAAGGCTTCTTAAAGAGTGATGCCACACATATGCTGTTCCTGGACGCTGACCTAGGCTTTGATCCACAGGATGTTATTCGCATGATTGAGGCTGATAAAGACCTCATTGGCGGACAGTATGCTAAAAAGAAAATTAACTGGGATGTAGTTAAACGAGTAGTAGCAGGTGTTCCAGATATTCCACCGCATGCCATTAATGCTGTCATTGCCGAAAGTACATTCCGCCCCATTGGCGATCAGATCAGTTTTAGACTTGATCAACCAGTCGAAGTAGAAAGCATTGCCACTGGCATGATGTTGATTCGCCGTGAAGTATTTACCAAAATGGCTGCTGAATTACCAGAGATTGAAATTATCTCTGGCGGTAGTGAAACCATGGATCCTAAGACCATGACACGCGTAACAGATCCACATCGCAAAGCACATGCTTATTTTGATGTAAGCATTGATCCTGTAAGCAAAGCCTATACCAGCGAAGACTTTACATTCTGTAAGCGTTGGAGACAAATTGGTGGTCAGGTATTCTTGGCACCATGGACTCGCACAGTACACGTTGGTACTTATGAATATGTTTGTGATTTAGCTTCTATTGCTACCTATACACAGCAAATGGCTGATCATGCACCAGCAAATCCAGCTGATACCAGCATCAACCCAGTGCAGGTGGGCTAATGTCAGGCATAAAAGATCGTATTGCAGCCGGCCAGGACATCATGGGCATCAAGCTCATGGGTCCTGATGGCACAGTCAAGGATCATAAGTTAGTCAGTGACGAAGGCGAAGTTACACTGACCAATGAATTCATGATTACCCGTCAGTTTACCAGCAGCAATGATTTTAGTCTCTGGGTTGAAAAAGAACACCGGGACACGGGCATACCTCGCATGGACCTGATCATTGAATATTGTCAGAGCCGAGACATTGACATTGAAGCCGTGGCTCCATTAATCAACAAGGTACTAAAAGAACGCATCAGATTAGAAGCCGAGGAAGCACGGTTAATGAAACCAACAGGAAGACTACCATTATAGTGACAGAGTTTCAGGCCTATAGAATGTATCTGGCACTCAAGGCTCATTTTCAGACCGAAGACTATGACGTTGTTAAAATGCAAGGTCGTATTCGAGCCAGTCGCAAGGGGTTTGATGGGCTGGGCAAAGAGTTTGCTTTTCGCCGACTGGTAAAACTCTATTCCGACGAAGAGGTTTGTAACTTCATGGTGGCTAACTTTATACGAGGCAGTCGCTGGGGTGGAGTGTTTGACATTGAAGCTGCCAAGGAATACACGGACTGGAAACGCCGTCAGGAAAGTCTGGGCTATGTATTTGAACAGGACCTAACACGACTAAGCGAAGAAGCTGCTGATGATGACATTGCCGATATTTTTAAACATGAGGCTGGCAATCATCCTTATATTCTCAAAAGCTTCTTGAGAAACAGCATAGGACCAGAAACACTGGTCATATTAAATAGGCTCACAGGATTTGCTGACCGCATAGAATTGCCAGGCAATGATCCGGTCTGGGGCGATGTTCGTAGACTGATACGTAAATATCGACCCTTTGTAAAATACAATCAGGAAAAATTTTCAAAGATATATCATGGCATCCTCGGAACTTGAAACCGGCATACTAAAAGAAAGACTCAATGAGCTAGAAGATGCAGTTCTTGATCTCAGTGCAAGCATACAGCACATGCAATTACAGATCAAGGATATGCAACAGATGATCATAAAGATTGCTACCAATCAGCAGCATCTGGCTGAACGGGTATCAACTTGGCCATTTATTAAAGTGGACAAGAAACGTCGATCCCCACCTAAACAAGAGGATTGACAACATTATAAATATACTATATAATGATTTTGATGAGTAGTAATATATCATGGCAGGACAAAATAAAATAACATACAATTCATACAACGCATATACTAAGGAGTTATACAAATGGCTTTTAATAGCTTATCCGATCTAAGAAATAGTCGTGGCAATTTTGATTCATTAATGAAAGAAGTTGAGAAGATTGCCAATCCACAAACAACAGATAGCCGAGACGATGATCGTTTTTGGCAACCTGAAGTCGATAAAGCCGGCAATGGCTTTGCAGTTATTCGTTTCCTTCCTGCACCCAAAGGTGAAGAAATGCCCTGGGCAAGAATCTGGAGTCATGGATTCCAAGGTCCAACTGGTAAGTGGTATATTGAGAATTCACTAACCACTATTGGTAAACCTGACCCTGTGTCTGAAATGAACAACGAACTTTGGAACAGTGGTTCTGAAGCCAA